TCTGCTAGTTGGCGGCGGTAGGTGCCGCGTCCGTAGGGTTTGGGTCTGTCTCGTCCAGTACCGGCAGAATGTCGATGTCAGGGTTTTTGCTTAACCATTCGCGCCAGTTGTCACCAACTTGCTCGCCTTTAATCTTTAAGATCGTGTGCATCCAGCAGGCGTAATCCGAGTACAACGGGTTTGCCGAGAGCTGTTGAATGTTGCGACGCTCAAGGCGTTCCCATTCCGTAACTACAAACAGGTTTGTGTAGTAGTACTCGGGCGCGCTGTCGGGCGTGCGCTTTAACTGCAACTTGATCTTCATGTTTCTCCTATGTCGGCTTGGAGCCGTGATTATGGTGCGGTGGTGTCAAGCGTTAGCGCGCCACCCATGAACGTGAGGTCATAGGTTGACAACTCGCCAAGGGATGCGTTGATAACTGGCAATGATTCGAGGTAGCAACCAGTCAAAATAAACTTCGGGTTAGTTGCTGACTCTGCACCTGACGCTGGGGTCAAGGTGATGTTGGTCTTAGTGCCAACCAACGGGAACAAGGTTGCGTAGGTTTCGGTCGCTGCGAACGATGCGTACATCGTCAATGTCACTTCGTTGTTGACAAGGCCTGCGGTGTAACTGCGTGAGTTAGTGCCGAACGCGGTGTCTTCAAGCGCTTCAACCAAATAGGTCAATGTCGCTGCGCTGCACATGTCGGTCAAATCAACGCTGTTAATTGTGAGGACTGGGTTTGAGAGGTAAGTGGATGATGCCATAAGATTGCTCCTTAGTTCTGTTCAGATAGTAGATGATTTATTACTGCTCATAGTGGATTATGCGGTCTGGGCTTGGATAGCGCAATCAAGGTCATAGCACGGATATAACGCGCCACCGATCTCCAGGCTTGACGGACGGCCACCCATCACGATAATCTTGGAGCCAAGCACGGTTGCAACAATGCTAAGAATCTGACGCAGTACCGGCAGACCTGCTGGGCCCGAGCCGATCACTTTAACGGGAAACTCGAGGCGCACCACGTTGCCGTTGCCTGCAAACGTCGTGAAGTTTGGCGCGTCTAAATAGACCGAGTTTGCGACGAGTTTGGTTGCATCATTTACTACACGGAGCCCAGTTACCGCGGTCAGCGTTGCGGTGACATCATCAATCGCTTCGTTAAACAGGTCGGTGTAGGACATCAGGCAACCGCTGGACGTGGTATGCCAAGCAGCTGCTTGACGATCGGGGTCAGGCTTTGCTGTGGCGCCGAGCCCATGCCGTCAAACGTGGCGTACGTTGCCTCTATTGACCCTCTGGAGCGCCATAGAGCGGCGCAATACATCAAGGTGCCCAATGTGACGTCACCACCCGGTGAGACGCTTAGCGAGTCGATATACGAGGACTCCTGCCTTCTGCGATATGCGAACTGGTTGCCAGCCGACACCGATTGCGTAAGCAACGTGTAATCGTCTGACGGGTTTGCAATTGTGATGCCAAGGTAAGACATGACCTGCGCGGCGGTTACCCAAGTACACACGGGCGCATAACTCAATGTTCCAGACGCGGCTTGACGTGCCACATCTGATGCGGTTACGGCATAAAGCACTTGATTCGGAATGACGATTGCTGGGTTGTATTCCAGATCGCCTTCGTCGTCAATGCCTATGAACTCATAAGACGGAAGCGCCCTGATTGTGTAACTGCCATTAAATGTGGCATCTACTGCTGCAACGACGATCGAATCGCCGACCGTCAACTCCGCTGGGGTGAGAAGTTGAAGGACGGCGTAATTCGACGTGAGTTGTTTACTAATGACCTGATAAGTGGCCATAATTTTGGCCTACCTTTCAGATCAGCCGACTGGAGCCATCTTGACGAATTTGGACGAATCAATCATCAAGGTTGCAAGATACCCTCTGAAGGCTATTGTGCGTGACAAAGTAGAAGGAACGTCAATACTAATTGCGCCCTTCTGCTGCTCGAAGATTTCGTAACCAGAAGCATCGCCAACAATTAGCGTGTCTCCTGCAAAGTTGCGATCAACTACAACTTGCAAACCGAAAGCATTGCCGTTTACTTGTCCCGGTGCAAGATTGCCAAATGCGTTCATTGGGCCAATCTGTGGAAACAACGGACGCTTTGACGAATCGCTGAGGCTGAGCAAAAATCCCCACCATTCTGGGTTGACAAAAATGTGGGTTGGCAAGTTGCCGTTAGAACCGCTCAAAATTGTTTGAGCTGCACCCGAAATCCATGAAGCCCAATATGCAGCGTCAGTTACGGAAGCAAGTGCAAAGTTGCGAGTGACGGTTGCGCCGGTCTTCAAGTTGTCTGCTGCCACGTTGTCGGTTTCGTTGGCATAAATGCGAGCCATGTCATCGAGTACCAAAGAAATTACTTCGGGTGTACTCCAGTCAATTGATTGTTCGGACAACGTGACGAAGCCACCGTACGTACCTTTTGTGACTTGGTTGTCTGTAACGACGTAGGTTCCTTGGGTAAGTGAGGTGTTTTCAGTTGCTTGATTGCCAATTGAAGTGTGAGTTGTTACTTCTGGACGAATAAATACTTTTCCGCCTTGTGGCATTGCTTTTGCACCGATTGCATCAATTACAGGGCGACGGCCGATGAAATTGTTGTAAACAGGTTGCACGATTGGCAACGGAAGCACGCCAGGAATATCAGTAGTTAACACGTTTGGCGCTGCAGCTTGGATGCCTTCGCTCATTGCTCGCCATTGATCGCCACCAACAACAAATGCTGAAATGTATTCAGCAGCTGATGGCATTTTAAATTCGCGCTTGGCGGTTGCAAAAATGGTTTGTGTCGCAGCAGATGCTTCCACTACGGCTGGGGCTTCAACTTTTTCGTTCATTGTTTCTGTCTCCTCTTGAGGTGCTACTTCTTCAATAGTACTTATTTCTTCTTCTTCTTGGTGGATACTCGCGGCGACTTCCAAAATGGGTGCATCGAATGCGCCCTGGCCGACTACCGAGAGCTCGTCCCACTTAGCGCTGGTAACAACCATGACGCCGTCTTTGTCATATTTGAACTTAAGCGGGGTGACTCCAACGCTGACTTCACGAAGGGCTCCGTCGCTGGCCAGCACAAGCGCTTCCGAACCGAGTGCCGTCTCCGAAACACGGGCAACGAATAGCATTCCCTGTTCAGTTTCTTGACGCTCAACAACGGTGCCAATGACTTTGGTTGAATCGTGGAACATTTGAAGGATGGGTGCGCGCCCGTCAACTGGCAATGAGCCAGGGGCAAAAGCCACCATTGAGCCATCGGAAACTTTGGCTGGGGTGTTGTATCTGACCGCAATTCCCGAGATCGTTCGGCGTGGCGTGTCGCCAGCTGCCGCGTCAATGGTGAATGTTTCTGAACCAAATCTGATCATGGCCGTATCCTAATTTCGTGCAATTGGGGTTTGTGGGATATCTGAATCTTCTGGCATGTCGTTTGAGTCTGACATGTCTCCGCCAAGGTAAGCCTCGGACAAGTAATCCGATGTATCAAAGCGAACGAAGGTTCCTCGCGGAAGAACATTGTCTGATGAAAGTGTTGAAGCAATGCACTTAGCGATCGGGGCACACGCATACGTCCAGTTGTCAATACGAGATTGCTGACTGGATTGGTATGAGTACGCGCCGATTGAAACGGAAAGCAAAAATGAAGGGACACCGAGGAACCTGCCGAGGTCACGACTGGAATAGTCTGCGGATTCAATCATCATCATCTTGTCTGGTGTTGCATCTGTTGGCACATATTCAATGAATTCATTTAAAGCGGCCGTGTTGTTGCCAGAAGTGCGCGCGATATTGAACTGCTGTGCAAGATCATTCAGTTCGGCGGATGTAAGCGGTTCTCCGCCAGTCTGTTTTAAATATCCGCTTGGCAGGACTGACTGGCTTGCACGGAGCCTTGATTCTTCAATGCGAAGCGCGGTTTCTACTGCGCGTGCGCCGGCAGAGTTAAATGATTGCATTGGTGAAATGAATTGGATGACGTCGCGCGGGTCTAATTGCACGCCGTTAAATACAATTTGTTTTGATGGGCCAAACCAAATCGGGCCTGCTTGATCAAGCGTTGACACCATGGCGGCTGGCAATCGAGTGAAGTTGTTTGGGTAGCCATCAGCGGTGCGATCGTTTGGGTCTACATACCAAAAGGCTCTTCCTTCAAAAATGAGGTCATCGCACGTCCATGCAAGAATAAAATCGTTTGGAACGCCTTTGTCAATTCGCGCAATCCATGATCGCGGCGCTAGTGGCACTTCTTCCATTTCGTCGCCGTTCCACATTTCGCGGTACATCTCTAAATTAAGTTGTGAGATTGTGGTGCAGATAAGGTCGCGGCTGCGCGCAACAACTGGCAAGGTCATAGCGCGGGCTCTGCGAGTGCCGTCTGTGTACGACGCAAAGTAGCCGATGTTGTAGGACGATGCTCCAACAGCTGCGGTGACAGGCGATTCTTTGGCCGTGTTTATTTGTTGCGATTTGTTGAAAAGAGCCATAACCCTACTTTGTCATATAAGTGGCAACCGCGCATGACTTATCCGATTCCGACAAAAGGCAAGGTGCGCGGTCGCCGTGCAGAATGTTAGTGGTTAATGGTTACGAGCATGGGTTTCCCGCTGTTGACTGGTCGCGCACACATGCCAATTCCCCAGACCATTGTTCGCGCTAATTCGATAGGCCCTGGACTCCGCTTACTGGACAAAACTATGGTGTTATCCGTGCGTACCGCAACCGCGCGCTGAACATGTTCTGCTAACAATTTTTCTCCCGTGTGCAATAGTCGCGCCTCGGCAATCATGTTTTTGGCAAGCGGTGTAAACCGTCCAAGTTCTGCATAGCCAACGACGACTCGGCGGCGCTCGATGTTTGGCGGGCAGGTTGCGTCTACGGTCGGCGACAAGGCAAACCTGATAGTTGGGTCTTTGGCAAGTTCCTGCACGTTTTCCCACAGCTCGGTGATTGACTCGGCGATGAATGCCACGGTGACAAGCACTCGACCGTCTGACAAGTTGACACATCTGGTCGCGCTGTATCTTGAGTCGTCCAGCGAAGACTCAATGGCCACGACGCCACCGTTAGGTATCTCACCGTGGTATTCCAATAACGGCCAGGCACCCGGCAAAATCCAGCCACGCACGACCGATACCCATAAATTTAAACTCGCTCTGAGGAAGCTGGCGCGATCGGGGTTGGTTGACTCTTGCCTAATTGTGTCCATGTCCAACGTGTAACCGAGTGCAGGATTACCCCACGCCCATGACGCAGGATGCAACGGGTCAAGGCTTGGGTCAGGCGACCATTCCGCCATATACATCGTGGACGGCTCACCCTTGTCAATGGCTCGAATACCTGCCTCACGCCA